TCAGCCAGTTAAAAGAGTTAGATGTGGCTTTTTGCTGGCTTCATTCTTCGAGTGTGTCGAAATTGTGACGCGCTCACTGTATTTGGTTAAATGTTCACCACTTAAATGGGCGTACCTCTTAACCATTTCTAATGTTTCCCATCCTCCCATTTCTTTTAATACCATTAATGGTGTTCCGCTCTGAACATGCCAACTTGCCCATGTGTGGCGCAGGTCATGAAATCTAAAATCTGTTAACCCAGTCAATCTAACTGCCCGTTCAAAATCTTCAAGACCGATAGATCGTTTTCTTTTTCCTGTTCTCGTAAATACATATTCAAATTCTCTTGGAATATTGCGTAAAATATTTACAGCATCTTCATTTAAAGGGAGAGGGCGACCCCGGTTAGATTTTGAGTTTTCAGGTGTTACTATTGCAACCCCTCTATCTAAGTCAACATTGCTCCAGGTTAGGGATAGCAACTCACCTCGTCTTGCTCCAGTTAATAATGCCAAGCTAACTAAGTCTTTCATCCACTTTAGCTTTAGATTATCAATAAGCTCAATTGCCACTTCCTTTTCGATCCATCTAACCCTGACAACCGGTTCTCTAAACGATGGAACATGCGGTTTTTCTTTTATCCATCCGCTTTTGTGAGCTAATGAAAATGCCCTCATAATAAATGAACGATACCTGTTTTTGGATGCGTTAGAGAGTTTTCTCTTTGTTTTCGTACTATACACAGGCAGTGAGTTCGTAATCTCATCACTAGTAATAGTGGATAGTTTTCTGCCCTTGAAAATAGCTAGGAAATACCTTGCATTAGTTTGTGCATTTGCAAAACTTCGATGACTCTCAGCGTTTCTTAGCGCCAAAATCATCATCTCATCGAATGTTCGTTCTGGCGATTTATCTAATTTGTCTATCTGCCACAGGTCGTACTTTAATTTATCGTGATACTCCTGAGCTTTCACCTTGTTCGTGGTGCCAGTAGATCTCCTAATTCTTTCTCCACTTGGAGATGTGACATCAATCCAGAACGTATTCCCTCTTTTGTAGATCGGCATTTTGAATTTCTCCTGCCACCGACCACAGCCAGCCGGTAAACATTATTGTCATTAAACTGCGCCTGTTCAAACTTTTTCAGGCTTTCCTTGTTAGCTCGCCATGAACCGCCCACCTTAAACATGTAATATTTTGGTGGGTTTTTATAGATAGTTGATGGTGAGAGTTTTAGCTTCCCTGCAAACTCTTTCAATGTCATGCAATCATCTTCCATTCTTCTCTTCCTTTTGCAGATTTCTGATGTATTGGCACATAACATCTTTGGTGTTGTACTTTGTGTGATTTAGAGGTTTAAACTTCGGTGTGTATTTATCGAGGATCTGAGTGGTTAGTTTGTCGTTGGGTATTCCGTGGCTTCTTAGTTCGATTAAGCATTCCTTTGCTATTTGCCGTCTTGCGTTTTCCATTGCCTGTGCATTCATAGCCCTTGCCTTTTATTTCTCATTATTACTCTGAGAGAATTGGGGCAATTTTCTATTTCAACGTTATAAATTGTATTTTTAATTTTAACTCTGTGATTTATTCGAAATCCTTTCTTGCTTTTATCGTGGATATTTAAGGCTGCATTTATTGCCAGCCTTTCTATATCACTAACATCACCATGAATTCTGATTTCCATAATTCACCTATATTAATTGAATACTTTCTTCCGCTTGGTCACCATATACATCCCAATCACCGTATTTCTCTCGTGCAAATAATTCGAGCCGAGGAACATCTCCGTATAAGTCTTCTAAACGATGATGGACTTCTTTTGGTTTTTCGCTGTGTTCGCCTAGGCATGAGTAAATAATTTGTCGAACACTGGCAGACTTTCTCTCTAATCCATTACCACGAGTGGCTATTAAACACATTTCGATATTTTGACGGGTATAATTACCGCAATTAATCTTTGTCTCATTGTTTAATATTTCCATGAAATCAAAGAAATCTTCTGGCGGTTTTTTATTTATTCTATCTCCTGCATTTTTATTTAATTTAACCCATGCGAACCCAAACATATTTTTAACTTTAAAATCCCATGCTTCAGCTAATTTAATTGCTTCGAGAGCAAAGTTTCCTGTGTACCACATAAACAGTACGGCATTTTTAGAGGAGTGTTTTTCTATTGGTAATCTGGAGAGGGAATATAAATCGGTGGTGTTGTAATGATTATCTGCTGCGCCGTTTGATGCTTTATTATTATATTGCCAAGGCGGGTCAGCTAATATGAGGTCATACTTTTTCATTCTCCGCTCCACTATCACCTATATTAAACGGCAGTCCATCTGCTTCCATTGGCTTTATATCAGCAAACGCGCAAGGAAGAATTATTCCACCGAACTCCTGAGCAAACATTAACGCCTGTTTTGCCTGAAGAGAGACATATTGCTTAGGTAGAGCTATTTGATATGTAACGCCATCAATTAATACTAACGTCGTCATTGCCTGAACTTGTTTCATTGATTATTCTCCGTATCCTTCATCATTAAGAATAATTCCATAGCGCCACGGTATAAGCTTTCATGCTCAACATTACCAACTGAACCATGGCAGCACATCCAGCCACCTGAGCTTTTAATCATCGATATTTCATTCTCAATAATAATCGGCATTGCATCGGCTGGATTGTTGCATGGATTGAATTCACGCCACTGCTCTTTATTGCTCATCCTTGTAACCACGCCGTACCTTGTGACTTCGTACGCCAGTCCTAACTTTTCAGCAACCTTTTTATTAACTTCGAAGTCAGATAGTTCGGTGTATTTATTCATTAATTAACTCCAACTCGTCAGGTTGATAATAATCGACAAATCCCTCGTCGTTTTCTATGCAAATAGATGTTGTGTCAATACCTATAATTACGCATGGTTCATCTTGCGCAATCCAATTTGAATCATCTATTAATGGAAATACTTTATCTCCAACTTTAAATTCACTTTCCACGAATTACCTCTCCACAAACAACTTCAACATTCCTCACCGACATTAAATATTCAGCACGTTTATTGCATTCCGATTGCGTATATATATCTTCCGTTACAGGCACAGCAGAACCCTGTATTAGCATGAGTAATACATATCCGATTATTTGCATGGTTATTTTGGTTTTATTCGACTTGGTTATTTTTTATTGATGCTTGATTTAATTTATCAGCTTTTTCTTGTGCATCTACAATTGAAATAAATCCTTTCTCAATCATATTTCCATTTAATAAAATAACTGGTTTGCCGTTAATTAGTTCGGCTTTGTATTTGTCATTCATTTTTTATATTCACCTCGTCGCAGATTAATATATCTTTGCATTCAATCAAGGCTGCTCTATAACCAGCCTCAAATGCCATGCGCCTAACACCAATTAAATAACTGTCAGGCGGTGCTACTGATGGACTATATCCATGAGACTTCTTAAACCAAACTTCAAATGCTTCTTCTAATATATCCATCACTCCGCCTTATTTAGTTCTTCAATGCCTAACTCTGTTAATTGCCATCCGTCCTTTGGGTGAAGCTTAATAAGACCTTTATTCTCTAGTGAGAAAATTGACATACTATTGCATAACTGACCATATCCATTATTTATATTTTTTAATGTGCTAATTTGACGTTCTGTTAATTTCATCACTCCACCTTTCTATATCCAGCTTTATATAAACGATTGGCGTAAACTAGAGCTTGAGCCATATCTACATCAAAATTACCGTCACGAGTAGTGGATAGGGTATTAGCAATTTGATTAATTTCCGTTTCTGCTATTCCTTTACGCTTTTCATCTGCGATTTCTTTCGCTAAATCTGAGCAGTCAAAGCAAATATTTGCCGCCTGACCTTGGATTAAATTATCTTTTCCGACATTACCACCACAAAGATTGCAAACATTCTTAGGGTCTGGTTCTGGTAATGTGAAATTCATAATTTGATTATGGTATGTAAAGGTATTCATATTCATTCCTCTTCATTGCATCCCTGCGAGTTAATCTTCTACAACAGAGCCAAGACTTCTCTGGCACTCACCACAAAAAGCTGTCTTTTTAGGCTTCAGCCTAACCCCGTCCCATAGGTGAGTGTTATCTGCATCATCACCATTGAACCCATAAAAATAACTGGCACTACCGGATGCTGTGTGCAATACATAGAATGCGTAGTTGTTACCGCAATGAGGGCATGACGTAGCACCACTTTTTAATTTCATATCTATCTCCTGTTTGCATCCTTGCACTGAGCCCTAATTCCAATTAGAGATTTCTTCTTCGATTAAGTCGTCTATTTCGTCATTAGTGGCTTCTTCATTGAGAAACAAACGGGCTTCAGTAATATATTTTTCTCTGTTCTCATCAAAGAACTTTGAAAATTCAGGTGACCATCCATGGCGTTTACCATCAAAATCAACGTGAGCATTACCCTCTACCATGTTTAGAATCATCATGTCAGCAGTAATCACGCCACATTCACGACAAAATCCCTTTAAGTCGCGTTTTCTGTAATAAGGTGAAACCTTAGAATCACAAACACTCTTGAATCGTTGCTTCCATCTCTGAATGCAACGACCGTGTAAACTTTTCATGGTTATATCCTTTGGTTAAACGGGTGGTAGGGTGGTTAGGCGCTTTGGTTAACCTCTTCAAACTCGCCTTCAAATACTGAGGCGTTTTCCTGATCGACATTAGCCTCTGCTTTTTCATCAAGAATGACTGCTTTTTGCATTTCAATAGAGACGGGTAGGTATTTAAATAAACGACGGATAACGGTTTTCTTCGCCATTTCCTCCCAGTGAGAAACCCAAGGACCATTTTGTCCAGCCTTGCTTGATGCTCTGACTTTCTCAATTTGGTTATGCGTCATAACTTCAAACTGGACACCGCCATCTTTCAACCTTGCGACAGCGTAAACGTGAGTAATGGGCAAGTCCTCATTTTCACCCGGTACGTGTGTTAGGCTTTCATTCAGCCCATACTCAAAGTGGAAGCTATCACCTTGTCTTACTGTTCTTGCCGAAATACTTACTATCTGACCTGAGCGACGAGCAAGATCAATCATTCCTCGGTAGCCGATAATTAACTGCGCATCAGTCCTGACAGTTACCCACTGATTACCTTGTTTTCTTTTTTTCTCAAAAGGCAATATGTATGCATGACCAAGTGCGTTGCCCGGCTCTAGCCCTAACTGCGAGCATTGCACCACTGCACCAACAAAGCTTTGCATATCACAATTGGCTAATTCTGGAGTTTTTCTGATTTCCGTTGTTACAATGCGGGTCATTCTATCCGGCGTCATGTGACGAGGAAGCGCAGCTGCTAATTGTGCTTTCATATTTGGCTTGTTAATAAACTCAACCAGCATTTGATCTTTGGTTTTTTCTTTTACCTCTGTACCTTGTGTTTTTTGTAAGTCAGCTTGAGCTAATGGTGGGTTACTCATTCCTTAATTCCTTAGCCCAGTAGGGCAGTGATAATGTGCGTATGCCTGCCCATTCATCCGTTTTTAGGCATTCTGCATACGTTCTTAAATTTTGTTTGTAGATTGTTCGACCAATATCTTTTGCTTGTTGGTCTAAATTGAAAACTCTAACGGGGTATCTACCGCAGTCGATAGTCGTGCTTACAACGAGAAAGACAAAAACAGGGGATTCGCCTGTTAATGATTTATATCCATCGGAATAGAAAGAGTCCTGTACGTGGTACCGATATTCGTACATGGAGCGGTCAAATCGTTGAATGTCAGCGGAACTTTTTACATCAACAATCCAATGGTGATCTTGAATGAGCTTATCTGGTCTACAACGACAAAGAATATCCGTATCTTCATCATTCCAATAAATGCTACTTTCAGCTACTCCCTTAGCCTCTAAGCACCATCTTGCGATAGGGTGCGCCATTGCACTATCTCTCATGAGCATCAACTTCCTGTTATCGTCATAAGTAATAGGTGTGATACCTTCCTTTTCACACATTTCGAGAAATTCCTTTTCCTCTTGCTTCCCTGCGTTTGTTCTACGATTTACATCAGGGCCTATCTTGTATCGCTTACTGTATTCATCTGGTTCTAGCAAAAGACAATGGATAGCAGTTCCGAAATCCAATGCCTTTATTTTTTCTTCATCAACAGGGGCTTTCTTGCTCCAAATATATTCGGCCGGCATTTCGCTTATTAAATCCAACTGAGATTTACTGATCCCTAATCCATGGTGATAATCCTCATTTGAAATATTGTAATGGATACCGGGTTTCATCCTAAAACCTCTTTATCTATCCCAATCTGAATAGCTGTTCTAATTCCGTCTAAAACGGCATCCAGCGCTTGAGGGCTAATTTCAAATACCGGATTTAACTTCCTTGCTAAATCCATGCACAGTAGTTCTTCTGGTAGGCTATCCATAACCTCATCAACTGATATTTTCTCTTCCTGAGAATTAATAAACGCCTGCTTTTCCATTTGGCGTTCGTACCAGTCGTTTCTGAGTCCGTAGGTGTTGGTAATCACGCAACCCTCCTTAGCTTAGAAACACGTAATATCCTGTTAATAAAGGCTTCCTTGCCAATCGCATTGATAATCCCTTCAAGCGATTCATCGTCACAATCGAGCACATATTCCATTGCCTCAACTGAGTCAATCTCCGTTAACTTGGCCAGCTCAGCGAAACTTCCTGTCTCAATACTGAGCTTGCTACTTTCGTCAAATTCCATGACTGTTTTATCGTGTATTACCCGAGTTCCGTTCGAGTAGCTGTATGAAATTTGCATAATCACCTCAACTTACAAATGTCGGTATTACGCCAACGGTTGTCACAATGACCACAGCTAAACTGAATAACCATGGACTTGTACGTTTATTCTTACGTGCTTGAGGCGTAGTGATACGCACCGCCATGCAATCACGCATAGTGATGTAATATTCTGATTTCATTGTTACCTCGCTAGGTGAGCGATAGGGTGGTTATCTGGTATTGGTGCGGTGGGTTACTGCTGACCGAGGGCTTTTGCGATTGCCTTTGTAGCCATTGACTGTGCTTTGTCAGATAAGTAGTGATTCCCTACAATCTCCTGCAAAGCCTCTAATAACTCTGGTGCTGCTGCGATTAGTGTAAAATTGGCTTGAGTTTCTTCATCCATAACCCAGTGACATAATTTTTCGTCATATCTAGCACCTTTTGAGCTATATACGATATTTCTATCATCATCACGATGGCAACCAGCCGTATCATTAGCTCTATTTTTCTGGTAAACAGCGCAACACCCACTTCTAATATCAGCCACCCAAGGTGCCGGCGTACCTTTAAATCCCATATCACCCCCTACTAGCCTTTAGCATTGCATCTGCAATGCCGTAAGCTTCCTTGGCAATTGCGTCCATTCTTTCCTCGGTGAGCCCTATGCGCCCATAATCAAAATGTGCAATCAATGACTGAAGAGCTGCTTTAGCGAACTCGTCGCGTAATGATGCCGAGGTAATAGACCCATCACTTTTGTAATGTGCGTCGTAGTTTTTATCTGTCATACTCCCTCCGTTATTAACTAAACACGATGCTAATCATCTTCTGGATAAAGCATTTCCTGTAACTCTTCAGGCGTTGGCTTTTTCCAGTTCGTTATCTTTCCTGTTTCGATATCGATATCTAACATTAGGTAATCACCGTAGTGGTCACCGGGGAAAAAGTTAGGAACATAGTAGTTATAGTCTTCTACTTTATTCCCGTTAGCATCAAGAATGTCACAATTGAAACTATCGGAAACTTTAATGCATGTTCTTAGCGTTTTAATATCAACTTTCGCTTTTGTATTTACTTCAATTTCCATCTCTATCTCCTATCTATTAATCAACTCACAACAGCCCACAGAATGGACTGTAATTAGTTAACTGTGCCTGCTTTTAACCACGTCAGGCGAGGTGGTTTCATTGTGCCCCCACATATGAAATCGGTTATAATTAACTCACCCCCACAATATGGAAGTTAATTATGTTCGGTGAAATTCCAGCAGCCATTGCTGCTATTAGAGAAAGCCTGAATCTATTCAATGTCGTCAATGATGCAAAAAATCAGGCTGATATTGATAATGCTGTCTATGAAATAAATAGAAAACTTCATGATATTCAAATGGAAAATACTAAACTCTTAGAGGTCATCAATGAGAAGCAGAAGTCTATAATGCTCCTTGAGAAGTCTCTCAGTGAAGCAAATGCTAAAAATGCTGACAAAGAGAAATGGTCTAGTGAGTCCGTGAATTATGAAGCGTGGAGTCCGATGATTGGTACGACGATCTACCGCAAGAAGCTTTCCGAAGATTCCGTTGGCAAGTTTGCCTATTTTTGTACTCACTGTTATGAGTCTGGCAAGGCGTCTACACTTAGCATTAATTCTGTTAAAGCTATGCAGGGTATTGGCACTCATATTGCCACCTTAAAATGTAATTTTTGCGGTTCCGAATACCTATCTCAAGCATCCAAGCTAAAGAATAGTTAATTCTATAAGCCCATCCGTGGGCTTTATCTCGCCGTAACCCCGAACTCACTGCTCGGCTGTTTTTTCAGTTTTAATGTTTTACGTGTATCTGGTGCTGATTTAAGACTCAACACCAAACTTGCCAGCACATCTGTTTCATCGACTGGCTTAATGATCGAATCCCATATTTCCTCAGTAGTGCGACCGCGCTTAGCTTCTTCTAAAGCTTTACGAGCCATTAATTCACCTCTAGCGATATAACGGCGCATCTTTGAATTTGTCTTACCAGTACGCGGTAAGTAAGTAATCTGTTGCATGGTTTACCCTCGGTTAGTAAGTATTGGTGATTGGTGGTAGGTACTGAACTCCTACTTAGACTATTTCCAGTGTTAGCTGCCACTCCATCAGGAGGATACACGTCATGATTTTCACTGGATTTATTGGGTAACTGTGCTTTCCAGCTATTTACGCAGCTTGTCTTACAATGCACACTTCTGCTTTACCCATCTGAACCCGCTAAGTTCCGCTAATCAGCCTTAGCACTCACCAATCCCAATACTCACTTGGAGTTTTGAAACTTTCCCACAATGGCGGGAGTTAATTTGTAAAAGAGCGAACATCCTGTTTATCTATGGCTCCTTGCCTTTGATGAGTTATATATTGAACCAATAGTTCACATAAATCAAGAACCAAAAGTACAATATTTTATTATTATAGTGAACTTTTAGTATATTTTGTTGTTTTTAAAAGGTATTTATTTTTTGTAAATATTTAAAATTAGATCTTAATCACTAATTTATTTAGGCGGGATGAAAAAAATCCCTCATATAGAGGGATCAAATAAAGGGCGTGAGGTTAGTATGATGTGCAGTTAACGGTAGAGCCTAATTTTGTACAGTTCGTTGTTGTTACTGGTTTCTTATAAATGTTTTGCTGTTGTTGCCATAGTAACAGGCTATGTTGTGCTGATATCGCTCTAATAGCCGAAGCTCCATTATCTTGTCTTATTTTTTCTGGCCCATATTCAATAAGAGAATTATTTTTAAATATAAACTTATAGTCGGCTTTATCATAAGACCAACCAGACATAAGCCTGTTAGCATAAATTAATATTTCATAATCATTGCTTGACGCATTCCCATCAGGGTTACCCATTATTGATATAACATTGTCTTTACTCATCCCAGAATGTATTGATGATATTTTTTCACCTGTTACACAGCCTGACAAAGCAATGATAATAATTAGAAAAAGTTTTCTCAAAGCATCCTCTTTTTAATGATTAAAAGTTAGACAAATCGCATCATCATTTGAACTACAACACCAATAATTTTACAGTTACCATTTATAGTAATTGCGGGGTAAGCTGGGTTTAACGCTTTAAGATATTTAGCTCCATCCAAGACAAGTTTTTTGAATGTTGCTTCATTTGTATCAGTAAGTTTGGCTATTACTAAACTTCCATTTATAGGCTCTCTTCCTGTATCAACAAGGACTAATGAACCTTCAGGAATACTGACTCCTGTTGGTGCCGTCATTGAATCACCTTCAACTTTAAGCCAGAAAGCAGATCCTTGAACAGCCACTTCAGACTCGTACCATTCATCGATCTCACTAAGCGTATATGGCTCACATGCTTCTGTCCAATTACCAGCCTGAACAAAACTAATTACAGGGTATTTTGGGGCTGGTCTATAAGGTCTTGGATTACTAACATTTGCATTATTTACACTTTCCTGACCGTGTTGCAACCAGACTATATCCACTGAAAGTAATTTGGCTAGCTTATTCATCACTTCCTGTCTTGGTAGTGATTCGGCATTAAACCACTTACTGACGGCCTTAGTGGTTACGCCAAGTTTGTTAGCTATTTCTGTCGCTTTGCCATGGTCATCAAAACCAGCATCTCTTGAAGCCTGCGCAAGCCTCTTGGCAAATGATTCACGCACGTTATTAATTTGTACCATACGTTCAATAATAAACATCTTGAAAGGAACTGTCAGTTCAACTAATATATGTACTGAAAGTTCATTAAGGAGACTTCTATGCACGATTTAAGGGAACCAATTAAACAGATTGGCGTTGCAGAAGTAGCAAAGGCATGCGGAGTAAGTGAGCGAGCTGTTTATAAATGGATTGATAACGGTTTTCTACCAAAAACAGAGTTCTTTGGAAAAACCAATTATGCAAAAACAATCCAAACCCTATCCAAAGGGAAAATAAAAGCTGAAGACTTACTAGCCATTAGCCAAAAAAAATTACTTGCTGCTTAGTTTCACCCGCTCTTTTAACAATTTAGGTTCCGCCATTGTGGAATATATCAACAATCCGCTCATATGGAATGAGCCACGGATCATTACTGCTGTTCTCTAACGAGAAGTAATCTAAGAAGGAATTTAACAAATGGAACTATCAAAAACTATCAAAGTAGAGTGTTCGTCAAATGAATTGATGAGCTTCTATCTAAAACAAATGTATTCAGTCGGAAATAACGGACTGGCAAAAATGCTAGGCGTTCATCCATCAACTTCAAGTCGTGATAAAAATCGAATATTTGAGCTTGCTTGCAAAGCAATAACAGAGCTTGGATTACCACCTGATTCAGTCGCTATTAGTGAGAAACCAACAAAGGTTGTCATTGAGGGTGATTACGCAGAGAGATTGATTCAGATGCTTGAAGGGAAGGGAAAGATTAAAAGAAAAGCCCCAGCGGTAACTGAGGCTTCCCAACAAATGGACTTAACCATTTAACTTAACAAATACACTGTATCAATAACCAGTAATTACGACAAGGGGAATTTATATTTCTCTTGTCTGATACAGCTTAGGAATAAGGGAATTATACCATGAAGAAGAAAGTTAATCATTGGTTTAATCGTCACGAAGTGCATAAAAATATCATGCGAGATAAGACGTTACGAGAAGTGACACCGTTAGGAAGTAAACGTCTAAAGGAAGCATTCGAAGATGCAAAATTGAGAAATGAGCATCGTGAGAAATTACTAGGAGGATCGCATGAGTAATGTTGCATATGCAGATTTTGGTAATCAACGACGGCAAGAGAGGTCAACAGTGGCAAATCTTGAAGATGGTTACACAAGAATAGCCAACGACCTATTTGAAGCTGTTATGTGTGCAGATTTAACAGCAAGACAACTAAAAGTCGTTATGGCGATCATCAGAAAGACATACGGCTTCGGCAAAAAGTTAGACCGTATTACAAACACTCAAATAGCTGAAATGACAGGCATTCATCATACTCATGTTTGCAAAGCGAAGAATGAAATGATTGCTATGAATATTGTTATTTCATCAGGTAATAAAATTGGAATTAACAAAGATTTTACTGAGTGGAATTTCAATATTAGCCAAGTTAGCGAAACATTAGCTAAGTCAGCTAATAAAACATTAGCTAAAACGGCTAATTCACATAAGCCAAGTCAGCTAAACACAAAAGAAACTATTACAAAAGAAAAGAAAGAAAGTAATACACCCCTTACCCCTCACGAGGTGAAAGGGGGAGAATCGGCAAAACCTACCAAGAGAAAATCAACTCCAATTAATTACGATGAATATCTCAATGCCTACAACGAGGAGGTTGGCGACAGACTGCCTCATGCTGTGGAAGCTAACGAGAAACGTAAAACACGGATCAGGAAGATAATCAAAAACCTTGCAACGGCAAATGTTGATGGTTGGAGAGCCTACGTTAGAGCCTTTGTGCGGATGGCTAAGCCATTTTATTTTGGTGAAAACGATACAGGCTGGACGGCTGATATTGATTATCTGCTAAGAGAAACAACGTTGACGGGTGTTCGAGAAGGTAAATTTGCTGACAGGGGGTTTTAAGTGATCAATACGGAATTTGAAGCAAGTGTTATTGGCGGTTTGTTAATTTCAGGGTTAACACCTGATGCCTCGGATGTTTTAGCTACTTTAGAGCCTGAATCATTTTCAGTTAGGTTTTATCGTGAAGCCTATCAAGTTATTCAAAAACAAGCCAAGTCTCGCGGTGTCATCGATATGATGATGGTTGCTGAAGGAATGGGGCGTGAGCATCTCGCCAACATCATTCAGACAGCCAAGGATTGCCCTAGCGCAGCCAACCTAAAAGGCTATGCCAAGATGGTGACTGATAATCACAATCGCAGAGCGATGATCCAGCTAATGGATTCTGTGCGTGGTGTGATTGAGAACGGAACTATTGAGCAAGCCAGTGAGGCAATGGAAAGTTTTCTTGCTCAGGCATCTGATATGCATTCCTCGAAAGGTGGTATTGCTCCCGTTCATGTTTCGTCGTTAATTGAAGATTACACCGAAGTTCTGCAAGAACGTGTTAACAAAGGCGAGGAATCGGACACACTAAAAACGGGGATCCGCGAATTAGATGAAATTATGGGGGGTATCAACCCTGTTGATTTGGTCATTATCGCCGCTCGACCAGGAATGGGTAAAACAGAGATTGCGCTGAAAATTACAGAAGGCGTTGCCTCTCAAAATGTTATCGGCACTGACACCAAGAAAGGCGTTTTAATTTTCTCGATGGAAATGGACTCCCAGCAAATCGTAGAGCGCCAGATTGCAGGATCAGCAAACCTATCTGTTAGCGCATTGAGAAACCCATCTCGTATGAGTGATGAAGATTGGGGTAGGGTATCAATGGGTGCAGGTAATTTACTTGGCCTGAATGTTTGGGTTGTGGATGCTAGCAAATTAACCGTTGAACAAATCACTGCAATTTCAACACGACACAAGAAACGTCATCCTGAATTATCGTTGATCATGGTTGATTACTTAGGGTTAATCGAGAAGCCTCGCGCAGAGCGTAACGACTTAGCTATTGCTCATATTTCAGCAACGTTGAAAGGTCTGGCTAAAAACATCAGAACGCCTGTTATTTCACTAAGCCAGCTATCTCGTGATGTTGAAAAGAGACCGAACAAACGACCTACCAATGCGGATTTAAGAGACTCAGGAAGTGTAGAGCAAGATGCAGATAGCATCATCATGCTTTATCGCGACGCAGTCTATAATGAGAACTCCCCCGCAGCAGCTTACGCAGAAATAATTGTGACAAAAAACCGATTCGGGAAATTGGGTACGGTTTATCAATTATTCAAAAATGGTCACTTTCTTGACACCGATCAGGCGCAAGCATCTAGCATCTGTCAACAAAGTAGCAGACCACAACAACGGCGATTCCAAGGTGCCAACGTTTAACACGCAAGAGGATTTTTAGATGAAAGGAACAGAGCTTAAAAAGTTGATGTGGCTCTACGCTGATGAGGCAATGACACGGAAGCGCAGATATGTGAGAGGCGGGGGAAAGACAGCAGATCGCAATCGAAAAATGCATAAGCCGTATCGTTGTGAAAAGGTTATGAATCGCCTTTTAAGAATTGATTCTGATGCGTTTGTTAAAAGACTAAACCGAAAGGAGGTATCTAATGCAGGGAATTAATTCAACTAAGAGCATTCAACTAGAAGTTCTTTACATGGGCAAAGATTGCATTTGTGTGATTTTTCTCAAAGGGCCTGCGCCAGTAAGTGCATTACAGGACATCGAAACGCAGCTATTACAAGATGCTGAAGAGTATGAAATGTTTACTGAACATGGCACATATCAAATCAGCGTTACGAGAGACAACGGTGAATATGATAGCTGTGGTCGATGCGAAATTGCACCTTATTGGGATTTCGATATTCAATCATTTGAACCAATGCCAGAGGAATATTATGCAGGGAACTAATAGAGTCAAATGTAGTGAAAGACTGCCTGTTATCGGTGATCCGGTTATAGCATTTTTAGAAGGAACGCCAGTGGTTTTATTTTTAAATCGGGTCAATCTTAATGATGAAATAACATTATCTCTTCAGTGGGAAGCTACTTATTTCCCCAACAAACCCATCAAATTCTCTGATGTCGAATACTGGATGCCAATCCCACCAATGCCAGAGGGTGAATGATGGAATCACCACTTGCACGAATGATTAAGCAACAGGTATTCGACACTAACGTTGCACGTTTAGTTAAGCTCAATGATGAACAATGGGATTTCATACTGAATGACCAAGATAAACGCGCATGGTCTGGAGGTCACTACTACGGACACGATTATCATGAGTGGGATATTCTTATAGCTCACGATATTAAATACGTTCAAACAGGATTGAGAGATGCGTTGATATAGGAGGCTAGCTTGGAAGCAGATTTCCTCTTCCACGAATCAACCAAAAATACCGCATGGCAACACCTCAAAGAAGTTCTAGCAACAAAACAACCACACCGGATCATTATCAAGCCTTGGAAGTCCACACGATCACTATCTCAGAATGCCACCTTTCATATGTGGTGCGGAGAGATAAGTAAATACCTATGTAAGAACAACGCCAATTACACACCAGAAACCGTTAAGGAGATGCTTAAGCATACATTCTTAGGTTATGAGGTGGTCGATATGGTTGACGTTACTACACAGCTTACAGAGCGAGTAAGGACACTTCGGAAAACATCAAAACTTGATAAAGGTGAAATGTTCCACTTCATGGAGCAGGTTGAACGCTGGGCGGTAGGTATAGGTTGTTTCGTGACGATACCTGATAACTCTGAATACATGAAATTGAAAAGGAAACAAAATGAGTAAATACGACAGACCATGTAAAGGCATAACAATCGATGTGTATGACGTTTTAAAAGCCTTTGAAGTAACTAACCCAGCATTGCAGCATTTAATTAAAAAAGCTCTCTGCGCTGGATTGAGAGGACATAAAGACAAAGAGCAAGATTTATGTGAAGTGCTGGCATCCGCAAAACGGGCTATTGAGTTGGAGGCTGAGAAATGACCGAAGAGCAATACAGGACTTATGCGCGAGTGATAGTGGTTGGTCGTGAATTTATCTCATTTAATCACAACACTATTTCATCTGTTACGGGTTTAACACCCGCAAGAGTAGGAACGATTCTGAGAAAGTTACTTGCATTCCAGTGTGTAGAGCATGTTGAAACAAAGAGCCGTAAACGCACTCGCCCAATCAATAACTACGCGGTAACAGACGATGCGATTACTCGCTTAAGAAATCAGTTTGAAAAAGAACGACTGGCTAATCTTCCACTTTTCCCAAAAGCGAAGAAAGTTGAAGCAAAGAAACCTAGAAAAGTACTGGATGATTTTATGTGTGGGTTGTCATTTGTCGATAAAGCCAACGTCTCAGGCATGGGTAATCCGATGTTGATGAAAATAGACTCGTTACTCAAAGGAGTTCGCAATGAACTGCGTGTCATGCAATAG